AGATTAAACTTGCAACATTTGAACCAGAGACACCAATTATGAATATGGGTCAAACACGTTGGTATGAAAAACTTAGAAAAGATAAAACATATATTATTGCGCTTGATCCTTCAATGGGCACAGGTGGCGATCATGCTGCTATACAAGTGTTTGAACTTCCTACATACAAACAAGTTGCAGAGTGGCGGCATAATACTACACCTATTACAGGACAAATTCGTATACTTGCTGACATTTGCAATCATATAGCAAATGAAACAGGTAACCCACAAGGCATTTATTGGAGTGTAGAAAACAATTCAATAGGTGAAGCTGCCCTAATTGTTATAAATGATTTTGGCGAAGAGAATATACCCGGACTGTTTGTTAGCGAACCTATGCGCAAAGGGCACGTTCGCAAATTCCGTAAAGGGTTTAACACTACTCACAGTACTAAAATTAGTGCATGTAGTAGATTGAAAACAATGATAGAAAACGACAAAATGAAAATAAGTTCAGGCGCTATGATTAGTGAACTGAAAGGATTTGTTGCTACAGGTAGCACTTACAAAGCTAAGACAGGCGAAACAGATGATCTTATCAGTGCTACACTACTTGTTATAAGAATAATGAGTGTGCTTAGAGATTGGGATCCGAGAGTGTATAACACATTCAAAAGCATGGAGTCAGCAGAAGATTACGAACCACCAATGCCTATCTTCATTAGCAGCAACTATTGATAAATATTAATATGAAAAACTTGGATTTAATAGGCGAAGAGCTGTTTAACAAAATTAGAGGAAGATTCCCTTCGGTTACAATAGGAAACGAAGAAGGAGTTGTAACTAATGTACCAAACGAAGCACGATTTTTTGATTTTGATTTCAAAGAAGGTGATAAAAACTTAGGAAAAATTAGTATAAGTGTTGATGAAAAAAGCCTAAGCGTTATGTATAGTAATAATTTTGTTGAAGGACAGGATGCGTTTACCAAAGAAAAGTGGTATGGATTTTTAAAAGAACTACGCTATTTTGCAAAGAAAAGACTGTTAAATTTTGATACTAGAGACATTACAAAATCAAATCTCAACCGCAGAGATTATAAATTTTTAGCAAATAATACTGGAGACATAACAATGAGCGAATCAAAGATGTATGGTACTAGCAAGACCAGTTACCAAGATGTTGGCACAGCAAGACTTGCACTTAGACACAGCAAGCCTGTAAACCAAGAACTTGCACATGGTAGAACACAACATGTAGAAGCAATCTATATTGAAAGTGATCAAGGAGAAAGATTTAGATATCCTTATAGACATTTGAATGGTGCAAGAGCAATGGCACGTCACGTAAGCGAAGGCGGTAATGCTTATGATGATTTTGGCAAATATATTGTTAGTCTTTCAGAAGAACTAAACAAACTACGTAAGTTCAAAAATTACATGGGTCGCTCAGGTGTAATGGCTGAAGGTTTACAAGGTTACATGGATGTAGTATACGAAAGAATTGACACAGTAAAAAAGACAATTGAACAGCTTCAAAAACCTACTCATTACAAAACAGCTTTTGAAGGTTTTGAAAAACCTGTGCTAGAAGAAGTACCAGAAGAAGTTTCAAGTAATTGGATTGATCAATTAACAATTCGTCAATTTAACGAAGAGCTCAAAGATGTATTTCCTTATATCTACAAGTTAGTAAACGAAAAGACCAAAGCAAAAGAACTTGGTCCTGAAGACTTTATTGAAGAAGGAATGAAAACACTTAAATGTAAAGACTGTGGAGACACTCTTGGTAATCCAACTACTGACTGCCCACATGACTGTCAAGATCCAAAAGGTGAAAATTGGATTATGATTGATGCTGACAATGACGGCGATATGGATATGGCTGTGAGTAATGAAACAATGCCAGATGATTTCTTTGCATTTGAAAATTGGGCAGACGATGTTGTTGAAAATGGATTAGAAGATGCACCAGTTGATGAAATGGATGATGATCTACAATATAAGTCATGGTTAAAGATTTATAAGAAAAGTCCAGATGCGGCGGAAGCACATCCTAAACACAAAGAGTTTTTAGATTACTATCAGTCACAAGAAAAAGAAGGTAATGCATTTACAATGGCACTTAAAAAAGCCAAAGACGATGACGAAGACGAAATGGAAGTAGACGGCAAAAAGATACCAGTTACTGAATTTGTTCTTTCATTGTTTGATAGAGAAACAGGACAGTTTCCAAAGGGCGAAACAGCAGTGCTAACAGCAGTAGAAAAAGATTACGGTGAAGAATATATAAACAATGCAAAAGACTTTATTGAAGCAATTAAGCACAAGTTTGAAGATTTTCAAATGAGACAAGAAGCAAGTGCAGAGCATGATGCAGAAATGGCTCAAATGAGAGAATTAGCTGGGTTAACTAATTAAAATATAGGAGAGAACAAATGGCAGTAATACCATCAACAGAAAGACGTTCGTATGCTACGGGCGGAGATAAAACAACAGTAGGCACTATGTTTTCACCAAATGCATTTTGCTATAAACTAACTGTAGAGAACGCATCTAACACAGCAATTGACTTAAGAGCAGAAGATGATGCATATAACGAAGTAGTTGCACAGATTATAAGAGAAATCAGCCCACTTGCATATTTTGTAGTAAATGATAATAGTGGTGTTATACACTTAGTAATGGATAAAAATATCAATAGTGCATCAGAGTTACAAGCACGTATTAGAACTATTGGTAAAGATAGCGGTGCAACAACAACATCAATCGGACCAAACGACATCGATATCAGCGGTTCGGACGTGGTCGCAGCTTCAAGCATTACTGTAGCATAATAAAAGTAAAATTATTTCAAGATCTTAGCAGATTTCACTTGACTTCTGCTAAATATTATTGTATAGTACATAATGTGCTATATGATATTAAAGGCACAATGCAATAGGCAATATATAAGGAGGCAAAACTATGGCATCATTAGCTGAAATAAGAGCAAAACTAAAAGAGCAAGAATCACGCACAAGCGGTGGTTCAAGCGGCGGCGACAACGCAATTTTCCCATTTTGGAATATGAAAGAAGGAGAGACAAGTACTCTACGCTTCTTACCTGATGGCGATGAGTCAAACACTTTCTTTTGGAAAGAACGTTTGATGATTAAACTTCCATTTGCAGGAATCAAAGGTGAAACTGATTCACGTCCTGTACAGGTACAAATTCCATGTATGGAAATGTATGGTGAAACATGCGATATCTTAAATGAGGTACGCGGTTGGTTTAAAGATCCAAGTCTTGAAGACATGGGTCGTAAGTATTGGAAAAAACGTTCATACGTATTCCAAGGCTTTGTAGCTGATACACCATTACAAGAAGATAGAACTCCGGAAAATCCAATCCGTAGATTTATCATTGGTCCACAAATTTTCCAAATTATCAAAGCGGCATTAATGGATCCAGACATGGAAGAACTGCCAACAGATTATACTGCTGGTGTAGACTTCCGTCTTGCAAAAACAACCAAAGGTGGTTATGCAGACTACTCAACATCAAACTGGGCACGTAGAGAGCGTCCACTTGGTGATGCAGAGATGCAAGCAGTTAACACAAACGGATTGTTTAACTTGGGAGACTTTTTACCTAAGAAACCTACTGATGTAGAGATTAAGGTAATGAAAGAAATGTTTGAAGCATCTGTTGATGGCGAGGCTTATGATGCTGATCGTTTTGGTCAGTATTTCCGCCCTGCGGGAATGGCAGCACGTACAGGTGATCCAAATGTATCATCTTCAAACGGTACTGCAACTTCAAGAACTGAACAGCCTAAAGCAGAAACTCCAGCACCAGCTGTAGAAACTGCTCCAGCATCACAACCAGAGGCAACTCCGGCACCAGCCGCTGAGCCTGCAGGTGATGGTAAGGCACAAGACATTCTTGCAATGATCCGTTCAAGACAACAAAACTAATAGCACAGGGAGGGAGCAATCCCTCCCAATAACTTTGTAAAGGAGATATAATGGCCAAATCATTTGACCCGAGCAAGTTTAGAACTGCTCTTACAAAATCCATTTCAGGCATGAGTGCAGGATTTAACGATCCCACTGATTGGATTAGTACAGGTAACTATGCACTCAACTATCTTATCAGCGGCGACTTTCATAAAGGTGTGCCTATGGGTAAGGTTACTGTTTTTGCAGGAGAGTCTGGCGCAGGTAAATCATATATTTGTGCAGGTAACATTGTAAAGGCGGCACAAGATCAAGGCATCTTTGTTGTATTAATTGACTCAGAGAATGCACTTGATGAAAGTTGGCTACATGCACTAGATGTAGACACATCGGAAGAAAAACTACTAAAACTAAACATGTCAATGATTGATGATGTTGCAAAAACTATTTCAACATTTATGACAGATTACAAAGCAATGGATGAAGAAGATCGTCCTAAGGTATTGTTTGTTATTGATAGTTTAGGTATGTTGTTAACACCTACAGACGTTGATCAGTTTAACAAAGGTGATATGAAAGGTGATATGGGTCGTAAGCCTAAGGCATTGACTTCACTTGTTCGTAACACAGTTAACATGATTGGTTCGCATAACGTAGGACTTGTATGTACTAACCACACTTACGCATCGCAAGATATGTTTGACCCAGATGATAAAATCTCAGGTGGTCAAGGCTTTATCTATGCATCATCTATTGTAGTAGCAATGAAAAAGTTGAAACTAAAAGAAGATGAAGATGGCAATAAGATTAGTGAAGTGCGTGGTATTCGTGCAGGTTGTAAAGTAATGAAAACTCGTTATGCAAAACCTTTCGAAGGCGTACAGGTTAAGATTCCATACGAAACAGGTATGAATCCTTACAGCGGACTTGTAGAACTTTTTGAAAAGAAAGGTTTATTAGTCAAAGATGGTAACAGACTCAAGTATATCGATACAAAAGGTGAAGAACACAAAGAGTATCGCAAAAACTGGTCAGGTGAACTGCTCGATATGGTAATGTCAGATTATGTGAATTTATCAAGTGAAAAGGTAAATATCCAAGATGACGAAGTAGAACCAATCGAGGAGCCTGTTAATGGATGAATCACAAATTGTTGACATATGGACAGTGTTTAAGGATAGCATTGACAAGAAAAATATTGAAGTTGTTGCAGAACGTTTTGTTGATGTTTGTGCCGACTATGGTGCAGATGATGAGCATTTTAAAAACGCTCTTGGCAACTGTAATGATCTTGATAATGCAATTAACTACTATCTTGATGTTGACGAAGATGCATACGATGACGAACAAGAGGACTGGTAATGGGCTGGTATAGTGAAATATCAAGAGATATTTCTAAGATCCCTGATGCAGTAGCTCACTTTGACAGCGAACTTTCTGAAGCTCGTAAAGAAGTAAAACTACAAGGCAATGTGGAACGAGCAGCGGCAGCAATGCCGGGCATTGTCGAACACCGCTTTAATCAACTGCAAGAAGTTGAAGCAATATTAAACTATTTAAATATTGAACTACGTAGATTGCGTAGCTCATATTTTAAAAAGTATCTTGAAAATTATCAACGAGCTCTGTCTAGCCGTGACGTTGAAAAATACGTTGACGGTGAGGCAGACGTTGTTGATTATGAAAAGATTATTAACGAGTTTGCTCTTATGCGTAACAAATGGTTAGGTGTTCTTAAGGCACTTGATCAAAAGCAATGGCAAATTACTAATGTTGTTAAGCTCAGAGTTGCTGGTATGGAAGACGCTAGTCTGTAATCTGTATAAGTAAATGTTTAAGGAGAGTTTATGACAAAAGTTGTATTAGACGACAAACATCCGCACCTAGGTGGAAACAATCTAGAGGTTAATAGACACACTTTTTGCCCCGAGAGTTGGAATTATATTATAGAAAAATATAAAATCAAGTCGGTGCTAGATGTAGGAAGCGGATACGGACATGCACCCAAATGGTTTTCAGAACAAGGACTTAATGCAGTTGCAATAGAAGGACTACAACAGAATGTAGACAATGCTGTATATCCTACAACCAAAATTGATTTAACAGAAAAAAGTTTTACAACAGACGTTGATATGGTAAATTGTATTGAAGTAGTTGAGCATATAGAGGAAAAATTTATTAGTAATTTGTTAGATACATTATGCTGTGGAAAATATATTTTTATGACTCACGGGACTCCAGGCCAACGGGGACATCATCACGTAAACTGCCAATGGCAAGATTACTGGATAGACCATTTAGACAATAGAGGATTTGACTGGAACAAAGAAGATTCGATGACTATTAGGAAATTGTCTACTGGAACAAAATTTAATAATGAAAATGGCAAACATATAAACGAAAGCGGTTTGTTTTTTATAAAAAGGAACATGTAAAATGGGTTACAAGACACCATACCTATATTGGATAAATGACCAGATTGGCAAAGTATATAATTCCATTGATGGTTTAAAAATGTTAGAACTAGGAAATCAAGTAATCCGACCAGATAAGAAAATATATGAGACTACAGGCAAGGAATATTTTACTAGATTGGGCTATCATCATATTTCTGTAGATTTAAATGGGTTGGATGGTGCTCTGACTAAAGACTTGTCAAAGTTAGAAGATTTTATAGAGTATAAAGAATATTTTGATGTTATAACAAATGCCGGAACAATAGAACATGTAGAACCGTATGAATCGCAATATACAGCATTTCTTAATGTTCACAATAGTTTAAAAATTGGCGGCATAGCAATACATATTGGCCCTGATATTGAATTTACTAAAAAAGGACACTGTCAATATTATTATGATTTATCTTTTTGGGAAAATATTACTAAACTTTCGGACTATGAATTTATAGATACAGCAGTATTGCCTAAAACATCAAAATCTATTTCTAAATGGAGACTATATGCTATTAAGAAAATAGGTGATAAATTTATAAGTGCAAACGAGCTGCTTTCTAAAATACATGTGTTACCAGGTCCAGTAGGTGGAATGTATATTGACGGCGCAGATAAAAAAAATAAAAACAGAGTAAAAAAATAAATGTGTGGGTTTGGTGTAACAAACGTAGGTTCTATAGAGGAATCTAATCAGTTTTGTAAAAAACGTGGTCCTGACTTTACAAATATTCAAACAATAAATGGTATACAATTTTTACATAATTTGTTGCATATTACTGGCACATACACTTCACAACCCTTTCAGAAAAATAATGTTGCATGTGTGTTTAACGGAGAAATTTATAATTTTCAAACTTTCGGTGATTATAAATCTGACGGTGAATGTCTAATAGACTTATACTTAGAACACGGTGAGCAATTTACAAAATTACTTGACGGAGAATTTGCCTTATGTTTGATAGACTTTTCTACAAATAAAATAGTAATTAGTACAGATACATTTGCTTGTAAACCTCTTTGGTTTGATTTCGCTAATGGATTTGCTGTTGCTAGTTATAAAAGCCAGCTTACACAACTTGGGTTTTCAACTGCTCAAAAACTAAGTGCGAACACCACAAAAATATTTAATCTAAAAAACTATCAACTAACAAATGAGTTTCAAAACTTTATATTTGATTTAAAACAATATAAAAATACATATGACGACTGGATTGTTGCCTTCCAAACAAGCATTAAAAAAAGATCTGTCAATACAGAAAAAGGAATGTTTTTAGGATTGAGTAGTGGATATGATAGTGGCGCGATTGCTTGTGAATTAACAAAACAAAATAAAAAGTTTACTGCATATAGTATTATAAACAATGAAAATCAGAATATTTTAGACAAAAGATCAAATATAATAAAAGATATTGTTAGAATAGATATGAAGCCAGAACAATTTAAATCAACTAGAAAGCAGTTGCGTGAAAGTTGTGAGGACTTTTTTTATAAAGATAAATTTTTCGATTACGACATTAAAAAAGATCAAGCAAGCGTAGGCTTAGCAACTATTTGTCAATATGCAAATAACAAACAACAACGCATATATTTTAGCGGCCAAGGAGCAGATGAAATACTTAGTGACTATGGATTTGCTGGCAAAAGAATTTACAAACATAGTTCTTTCGGCGGATTGTTTCCCGATTTATTAGAAGGATTTTTTCCTTGGCATAGTTTTTGGGACGGAACACAAATACAATATCTTAACAAGGAAGAATATGTTGCAGGACACTTTGGAATAGAAACACGTTATCCATTTCTTGATAGAGACCTAGTGCAGCAGTTTTTATGGTTATCAGCAGATCTCAAAAATAAAAAATATAAAAATGTGTTAGCAGAATATTTAGAGGTTAATAATTTTCCATATGCAAATGAAAAACGTGGATTTCATGTTACACAGAAAGGAAAAAATTAATCTATGATTACAGTTATTACAGCAGCTGACTCTAACTTTAAAGAGTTTGTAGAAAAATGTGCAGATTCTAGTAAACAACTAAACTATAAAACTTTAATTTATGATCTAGGTGGATTAGGTTATGGAATACCTTTTAAAGCAAGAGTCAGTCCAAAGGTAGGGGCTAAAATTCCTAGCAAACCAAGTATAATACAGGATGCACTAGGTAAAGTTGAAAAAGGTGATATTGTTGCCTGGCTTGATGCAGATACCATACTGTGGGAAAGATTTGATGAAATAGAATATGGAAATTATGATATAGGTGTTACTGTAAGACAGCCAAAACAAACCGAAAATGGCTTACCTATTAATGCTGGCGTGGTGTTTGTAAGAAAAACAAGGAATGCAAAACAATTTGTAAAACAATGGATAGAATTGTGTGAGACAGGTGTAAGTGATCAAGTGGAACTTAATAAATTAGCACAAGTTTCTAGCAATGATGCTAATTCGACTGTACAAAGAGGTAACATAAAAATAAAAGCATTTGAGTGTAATATCTATAACAACTTTTATTTTAAAAAAACACAACTACATGCAAAAATAATACATTACAAAAGTAAACATAGATTTCGCTGGCCTGAAAGAACTATTAAGAAAATACCAAAAGGTTTCGCAGGAGATAGATCTCCTTATGTACAAACCAAATAAAAATTGTTTTATAAAGTGCTTATATAAATATCTACATGAAAACAATAGTACTTGTCACCGGAGGATTTGATCCTCTTCATTCTGGACACATTGATTATTTCAAAGCTGCAAAATTACTAGGAGACGAACTACATGTTGGTCTTAATAGTAATGAATGGCTTACAAATAAAAAAGGCCGGGCTTTTATGCCTTTTGAAGAACGTGCATCTGTAATTGAAAATTTATCAATGGTCGATAAAGTTATCAGCTTTGATGATTCCGATAACAGTGCATGTGGTGCTATATATAAGACAATGGCAACAAATGGTAAAGTTAAAATTATTTTTGCCAACGGTGGTGATAGAACTGATACAACTACACCAGAATACAAAACATATAATGATATTAGCAATATAGAATTTGCATTTGGTGTAGGTGGAGAAAACAAAAAGAATAGCAGTAGTTGGATCTTAGAAGAATGGAAAGCACCTAAGACAGAAAGAAGCTGGGGGTACTATAGAGTGATACATGAATATGAAAATCATACTAAAGTAAAGGAACTTGCAGTTCCGCCAGGACATAAACTATCAATGCAACGACATAAAGAACGTTCAGAACATTGGTTTGTTGCAGAAGGTACAGCAACAGTATATACAATAAATGCAAGTACTGATTTAGAACTTGTTGGTAGATATAAACAACATGAATATGTGCATATACCAGTTGGTAGATGGCATCAACTGATTAATGAGGATAGAATACCATTAAAAATTGTTGAGATACAGTACGGCAAAAATTGTGTGGAGGAAGACATTGAACGAAGATAAAATTAAAATATTCATAGGGTATGATAGCCGTGAAGACATTGCATATCAAGTAGCAAGACACAGTATACTTGAAACTACAAAGAGACCGGATGATATAGAAATAATTCCACTTAAATTAGACGAACTAAGAGCAAGCAATATGTACTGGCGTGAGGAAGATAAACTAGGATCTACTGAATTTACATTTTCGCGCTTTCTTATTCCTGAATTATGCAACTTCGACGGATGGGCGTTATTTATAGATTGTGATTTTTTATTCAAGGTAGGCGTTGAAAAATTATTTGAAAAAGCAGAGGATCAATATGCTGTAATGTGTGTGCATCATGATTACACACCTACAGAAGGTGAAAAAATGGATGGGAAACAACAGGTTCAATATCCTCGAAAGAATTGGAGCAGTATGGTACTATGGAACTGTAGTCATCCGGCTAACAAAAAATTAACCAAAGAACTTGTAAACAATCCTTCTACTACAGGTAAATATCTGCACAGATTTAGTTGGTTAGATGATTCATTAATTGGAAAAATACGGCACGACTGGAACTGGCTTGTAGGTTGGTATAAATCTCCTGAAGATGGACACCCGGCTGCACTTCATTATACAGAAGGTGGACCCTGGTTCAAAGAGTACGAAACATGTGAATACGCTGCTGACTGGCTTTTGGTTGAAAGAAGTTTAACAAAACAAAAACAAAAAACCAAAGTATCTAAACCAGCAGAATTTGATAGTTTAGACGACGATAAAAAAGATATAATCAGATCTATTCTAAATTACATGGTTGATAAAAATAATTACTATTACAATGATACTTGGGATAGTATCACAGAAAAGGTAAAAAATAATATGGGAAATAAAGTTGTTGCGATCGACAGTGAAGGCGGTATAAGTTACAAAACACAAGGATTAAATTATGATCCTATTCTACGTAGCATGGCTATTGGATCACAAGGACAATTATCTAACTGGGAGCGAGAACAAAATACCGATACTCCTCTTCTGATAAGAGGACTTGGTGGAGGTAGTCGTAAAGCAATAGAAAACTGTAAGAATACAGGCAGAACTTTCTACGCAGTTGATACAGGATATTTTGGTAACACAAAAACAAAATGGATACACAGGGTATCTAAAAATAATTTACAACACATAGGACCTATAATTGAACGTGATAATTCGAGAGCCAAAAAATTTGGATACAAATTTAAAAAATTTACAAAAGGCACAAAAATACTTATTTGTCCACCAAGTCTCAAAGTAATGGAAATGTTTAAGCAACCGTCTCCTGAGCAATGGGTAAAACAAACAGTAAGAAAAATAAGACAATTTACAGATCGTCCTATTGAAATAAGATTGAAGCCAAACAGAACGGAAAGAGTTACATCTAAAACTATTCAAGCTGCGTTAAGAGATGATATTCATTGCTTGGTAACTTATAATAGTATTGCAAGCATAGAAGCACTAATGGAGGGTAAGCCTGCACTAGTGTTAGGTCCTAATGCTGCAGAGGCAGTATGTGAGACACAAATAGAAAATATTGACACGCCAAAGATACCTACCAAGGAAGAAATGATTGCATTTATGGCACACATTGCGTATTGTCAATTTACAATTCCAGAAATGGAGTCAGGATTTGCATGGAGAACTGTGAATGAAAGTAGTGAGTTACCATTATGGAATCCCACCGAGGAATAACAAACCTGAAAAACCTGCAATATTAACAAATTTTGTACAGGGAGTTAAAGCCAAAGGTGATGATGGTTTAGATCATTTTACATCTAATATAATTGATTGTGACCTTGCAGTGTTGCAAGGATTTGTGCATCAAAAAAGCAAACAAGCACCTCATCTTCAGTTGCGTCAGCGTGTTTTAGACACTCAAAGATTAAAGAATAAAAGAACTTTGTTAGTAGATAGTAACCTATTTTTATATCTAAACAAATCAAATCAACCACATCATTACTTGCGTTATTCGTTTGATGGTGTATTTAGAAAAACAGGGTTTTACTTTGATAAAGATATAGATCCAGATAGATGGCAGACTCTAAAAAGAGATTTGAATATAGACATTAAAGATTATAGAACGCAAGGCAATCATATCCTAATATGTTTACAACGAAATGGTGGTTGGAGTATGAAAGGTATGGATGTGATGCAATTTTGTAATAGTGTAATAACACAAGTTAAAAAACACACTGATAGACCTATTGTAGTTAGAGGACATCCGGGCGATGGAAAAACTAACCAATATCTTAAACTTGATATTCCCGGTGTAACAGTTAGTAATAAAGATATACCTATACAAGAAGATCTTAAAAATGCTTGGGCAACAGTATTATTTAACAGTAGTCCCGGTGTTGCAAGTCTTATTGAAGGTGTACCTGTATTTCAAATGGATCCTGATAAAGAGTATAGCATGTACAGTGAAGTTGCTAACAGCAATTTGAAAAGATTAGAAGACCCTAAATTATTTGCTAGACAAGAATGGTTAGAAAGAATTGCTATGTGTCATTGGAGTTTTGATCAAACTGCTAGTGGCGAAGCATGGGAATTTATGCGACAATATGTTTAGCGTTTCCAATATTCCTCTTGGCGTGTTACCATAATATCTGAAGGTTTACTTTTACCCTGATCCTTGCGGCCACCTTTCATATGGTCCATAAATTTTCCTAATGGCCCGTTAATAAGCGGATGTCCGCCGCCACCTGTTTTTGCTTCTCGGAGGTACATATCTGCACTGTAATCATATACGTTAGCATCAATATTTTTTAACAAATTTAGTATATGTCCAAACACAAAACTGTCATGCCATTCTTCTAATTCAAAAATACCGTTGTTTGCATCTACGTAGAATCTTTCAAACTCTGCAAGAAATTGTTTGCACATAGGATGTTTTACATTCATACCATAAAACCCGCACTCGGGCCAAGTTTGTGATCCTTTTCCTCTACCAACATATGTCAGCCATTTATCTTCAGGCAATAATTTTATAAATTCTTCATAACTCCAGTCGCTATGAATAAAACTATCTGCATCCATCCACACACACCAATCTGAGCTACGTTCGCAAGCATCAAATACAGCATATACTTTGTTTGAAAAACGTATAGCATTCCATTTAAACTCTTTATGCCAATCTCTTGGTCGTCTTGCTTTGATTTCTGCAGGTGGAATACCGTTTGCTTTTGGATCATTTGACCATCTAGACTTAAATTCATTTAGTTTAGGTAATGCTTCAAATTGATCAAAAATTGTAATTTGCTGAGGATCAGGATTCACAGGATCGCACTGTTCAGCATACACAAGAAGTTTTATTTTTTTATCAACTCGTTGTGCAAAACTATTTAAAAATCTTTGCGCATATTTTTCTAATCCCGGTTTATGAAATGTTGTAACCACAGTTATGTCTGCCATTGTGCTTCCTTTGTAAATAGTGTACAGAGTATTTAATCATGAAATTTAATTTACGGAGACAATATGGCGCACTTAATTCTAGCCCTGTGTTTGACGCCTTTCACGCTGGCGCTAATGCTCTTGGGCATGATGTTGTCATTAATGGTGATGATGGCATTGATGTTATTTGGAGCGTACTTTTCAACGGTCGTATGGCTGGAAACCGTGCTATCTGGGAACGCAACGTTCAACAATCCAAACCGACCATTGTACTCGAAGTCGGCGGCATCAAAAGAGGCACGACGTGGAAAGTCGCAATTAATGGAATAAATCGAGATGCCTATTTTGGTCCTACAAACAACACAAGCGAACGTGCAGATAAACTAGGACTCAAATTAAGATCTTGGTGTGCAAATGGAGAGTATGTTCTAGTATGCGGCCAACATGACAAAAGTTTGCAATGGCAAGGTATGCCTACACAAAGCAACTGGGTAATAAACACTATTGACGAATTACGCAAGCATACAAAAAGACCTATAGTATTCCGTCCTCATCCTAGGTGTGCATTACCATATATCGAAAAAGAATTTAAAAATGTATACAGACAAAATCCAAGACATGTCAACGGCACTTATGATGATTTTGATATAGGATTCAACAATATATGGGCCACTGTAAGTTATTCTAGCAATCCAGGCATACACAGTGTAATAGAGGGTGTTCCTGCTTTTGTAAGCACACACAGTCTTGCATATGATGTTGCCAATGACATCAACTCTTTACAGAATATAGAAACTCCTCTAATGCCAGATAGAACACAATGGCTTAACGACTACGCATGGACAGAATTTACAATTGAAGAAATTTCTGAAGGAATGCCACTTAAACTCTTGACTTCTAAGTTATAATCTCTTATAATAGTAATATGAATAGCAATACAGTAGAAGACTTAATTGAAATCATCTCAGGTATGACTGAAGGTAAGTTTGTTTTTTCTATACAAAATACAGACCGTAACCTTATTTTTAGTCTCGGCAAGCAGTGCTTGCGACATATACCTTTTACTGATAGGCAATACGAACTTGCCAAAAGAAAAATTTTAGATTATAAAGATCAGTTTGAAGCAAATGGTATTGAGAAAATTGAAGAAAAGATGAATAACCTAAGGCAACCATTGCGCTCAATAGACAGGTCAAGAACTATAAGATTAGTAGAACAAAATGATCAAACAATGATTGCAGTAAAGTTTCCATTTGCAAAAAGTATGATCAAATATATAGATATCCTTAACAAAATGCACAACAATAAAGGCTACGACAAAGCAAACAAGACTCATTATATTCAACCAACAGAAAAAAATATTTACAAAATAGTAGGCAACTTCCAGAAGGCAAACTTTGAGATGCAAGAAGATCTAAAAGAACAATATAGGAAGTTATTAGAAATGAAACAACAAGAAAATGATCATGTACCAGGTATATATGGTTTAAAATTAAAAAACTTACACGATAGAGCATTTGATTATGCTATTAGTTCAATAGGTGAACCTAGTCTTGAGAACTTAGCATTGTTTAAAGATAGACAAGAAATGCTTGGCCTTAACTACTTTGACGAGGACGATTTACAACAAAGCGTGAATAAATTACAGCCGCTAACAAAAAATATTATCAATAGAAATAATCAAAATATATTAGTAAAAAACACCAAGTATACTATTGACAATGTTGCAGAATCTATTTTAGAGTTACATAGATTTCCATTATTAGTTGTCATACCAGATGACGATGACAGCTTAGATGTTTTACAAAATGTTTACGAGTGTTTTAAAGGTATAGTTCTTGAAGATTCTTGCAGTGTTATGTTTAGAAAAGATAATAAAAACGGCTTAGATAAAAGATTCAATGATTATATTAAAGATAAAAGACTTAATAATTCTCTTGCAAATTCTTCCAAAATAGTGTATATTAGTAGTAATAAAATACCAAAACCTTTGTTAGCCAGTAACTGGAGAGCTAGTGCTGTGTTAATGTATGGTAGTCGGAGATCTAATATGAAGCTAGATGCATATATTAATGAATGTGACCTTATTATACATTATGATTCCGATTCAACACCTTTTAGATTTAGGGATATAGATGAAGTATGACAACTTGTAGAATAATAATACAAGACGAAGTAAATGTAAAACTTGAAGGACTTCCTGTTGAAATACGTAGAAAAATCGCCAATCGTTTGAAGTTTGAAGTACCATATGCACGTTATATGCCACAGTACAAACTTGGCCGCTGGGACGGTAAAGTAAACTTTTTCGGTATTGGTGGTACAGGCTATGTCAATCACCTTGATGTCATACAGCAAGTTCTGTTAGAAAATAATGTTGAAATAACAGACATTGATGATCAACGTATTCCTATTGACTTAAAATTTAATACAATTGAAGAAGATTTCTGGGGTAACAAAACCTGGCCAAAAGGTCATCCTGCCGAAGGCGAACCGATACGATTAAGAGATTATCAAGTAGAGGTTATTAACAATTTCTTGCAAAATCCACAATCATTGCAAGAGGTGGCTACAGGCGCTGGTAAGACTATTATCACTGCTACACTGAGTAAGATCGCAGAACCATATGGGCGTAGCCTAGTTGTAGTTCCAAATAAAAGTTTGGTTACACAAACAGAAGAGGACTACATTAACTGTGGCCTTGATGTGGGCGTATATTTTGGCGACAGAAAAGAACTTGGTAAGACTCACACTATTTGTACTTGGCAAAGTCTAAACATATTAGATAAAAAGCACAAGGATGGATCTGCTGTATTGAGTCTTGCTGAGTTCCTCGACGGAGTTAACACAATAATTATTGATGAAGTTCATCAAGCAAAAGCTGAAGTACTTAAGAACTTGCTTACACGTAACCTGCGTAATGCACCTATTCGTTGGGGGCTTACAGGTACTATCCCAAAAGAAAAATTTGAGTTTGAAAGTATTCATGCAAGCCTTGGTCCAGTCATAGGACAAGTTAGTGCAAAGGAATTACAAGACAAAGGAGTGCTATCACAGTGTCACGTAAATGTGGTACAACTAGTAGACTTACCTGAGTTTCGTGATTATCAATCAGAATTAAAATATCTAGTAACAGACAAAAAGAGAATTGAATACATAGGCAAACTATTAAATGGTGTTAAAGATTCAGGCAATACTCTAATACTTGTAGACCGTATTAGTGCAGGTCAATTACTGCAAGAACTTATACCAGGATCAACATTTGTAAAAGGCGATGTGAAACTTAAAGACAGAAAAGACACATATGATGAAATACAAGAAGCAACAAATAAAGTCATTATTGCTACATATGGTGTAGCGGCCGTTGGTATTAATATTCCAAGAATATTTAATTTAGTTTTAATAGAACCTGGAAAGAGTTTTGTTAGAGTAATCCAATCAATAGGCAGAGGCGTAAGAAAGGCAAAGGACAAAGACTTCGTACAAATATGGGATCTTACAAGTACTTGTAAGTTTGCGAAGCGGCACCTTACTCAACGTAAAAAGTTTTATAAGGAAGCACAATACCCATTCACAATAGAAAAAGTGGATTGGAACTAAAACATGAGAATATTGACACTAGATAATAAATGTTATAACCTAACAAATTTACCTGACGAGCTTGATGAAGATGTAAGATTTGCAGTGCTAGATAACAGCGATATTAAAGAACCTGATTTCTTTTTTATCCCGTTAATCTTTTTAGAATCTTTTAGTTCACCTGCAATAGTAATGGAAATAGATGGTAATGAAATAATGATGCCAGTTGATTGGCATATTGCTGTAGGTGATAGTCATACAGGTAATGACTTAGAAATATTGCCTTTGACAAGTTTGAACGATAGAGGGTTTGAAGCATTTATGTTTAATCCACTTAAGAGTTACAAAGCAGATTATGCGGAAGTTAAAATATTAAATTTTTACAATGATGTAAAATGGTATTTTCCTAAAATGAAAAACGGACAACTTTTAAGTGTACCATTGCGTGAAGGAGATAATCCTCCATGTGCATATTTTGTAAAAGATATCAGCAGACAGAATGAAACAATAGATTATGGATTACTATTATAGGAAAGGACATAAAAAATGAAAGCAGGTAAAATATGGGGTCAAACAGAGTTGATCCATGCTAACGGTGTACTAGAGTTTCACCGCATTGAATACAAGGCAGGATTCAAATGTTCAGAACATGAACACAAATTTAAATGGAATGGATTCTTTGTTGAATCGGGCAAGATGATTGTCCGTGTTTGGCAAGATGGTGTCCAAGATGGATTAGTTGATGAAACTATCCTTGGACCAGGTGACTTCACTCAAGTGAAGCCAGGCAAGATTCACCAGTTTGAAGGTTTAGAAGACGGTGTCGCTTTTGAACTATACTGGGCTGAATTTAGTCATGACGACATTGTTCGTCGGACACAAGGCACAAAAACTAAAAAATAACATGTACAGCCAAGAATATCTAACACAGTTAAAACATCTACATGCCGCAAAAGATAGGCCAAGAGGCTTTGGTGGTAAAATAAAAGATTTGGGAGAGTTCTATAACTTTTTTAAATCATGGAATGTAAAAACTGCGTTAGATTATGGCTGTGGTAAAGGTGCTATTCTTGCACACTTAAAAGAACTGTATCCAGATACACAATGGGTAGGATATGATCCTGCTGTATCTATGTTTGCAGTACAATTAAAAAATACATTTGATTGTGTATTTTGTAATGATGTACTTGAACACATAGAACCTCACTATCTAGATGCAGTTCTTAGTGATATTTTTCGTTTAGCAGAAAAAAATATTTGGTTAAGAATTGATACAAAACCTGCACGTAAAAAATTAATTGATGGTAGAAATGCTCACCTTATAATTGAAAACAAAGATTGGTGGGATCAACAGTTGGCAAAATTTAATTGGACGGTTGAATATAGTCAACTAAACAAAAAAGGCAAATTAGATTATGCAATCAAAAGGTAAATTAATTCCAGGCGCGGCTTTAATATACGAACATGCCGACGGTATAACATATGCACGTTACAGAGATGCGCCACACAACAAAATAAAAAGATGGATTGTTGGTGGAGAACCAACAGCCATTGCACGAGCCACAGGTGAATTATTTGGATATCATGAATGGAAAGACATGATGGAAGAAGCAAAACGTAATCCTGTTTTAAAAAGATATTTGAAAAAAGCTGTAGAAGCATACTGTTTAACGAAAGGAGTAGTATAATGCAACACACAATTCAACAACTGATGGATAAAGTCTCAGCAATGCATGGACTTGCTATTCATGCTCATAGAGAAAAATATAAAAAAGCACCAGGCGAGCCATATGATGTACAATATGTTACACACCTTGTTGAGCAAATACAAGCTCTTGCAGGAGATATTTACAATGACAAAACTAAACACCCAAAACTAAAGGATAAGAAATGAAAATAATAGCAGGCCCTTGTCAACATGAAACACTAGAACAAAGTTTAGAAATTGCTACAGAGTGCAAAAGAGTATGTGACACAAATAGTATGGATTACTATTTTAAAGCAAGTTTTGATAAAGCCAACCGTACAAGTATATCTGGACAGCGAGGACAAGGTTTACAAAAAACCATGCAAGACTTCCGTGAATTAAAACAAAAAATTTCTGGACTTAAAATATTAACTGATGTGCATAATCAAAACGAAATATTAAAAATTGCAGCCTATTATAACGATGTAATAGATGTATTACAAATTCCTGCATTCCTTTGCAGACAAACTGATCTTGTTCAAGCGGCATGTAAGACCAATAAAATTGTAAATATAAAAAAAGGACAATTTCTTGCACCATGGGACGTTAAAGGTATACTATCAAAGACAGAAGGTGCAAAAGAAGT